CTGGTACCATGCATGATACTTGCTCAACCCTATTAGCCCAATGTCCTTAGACATTGGACTTAGTAGTACAGGTAGTAGAGCCTCTACAAAGAGTGGGACTTTACCCACTCTAAATAGAGGGAGACCTAAACTCCACCTGGTGGGATTTAGGCCTCGAAGGTAAAAAGAAAGAATCTTTCTATTCTTATGTGTATGCCAACCCCTATCCACCAACTTAGAGATAAGCTCCAAGCGGGAAGTTAGGGAGTTAGATTGAACCTCCTCCTTTAAGGATAAAGGAGAAATATTCTCAGACCCATAAGCTATCTGATTGGCAAATTGGAAAAGTCGGGCTGACTTCCTACCTACGTTCTCAACGCAGGGGGAAACAACCGACTTTGCTAACCCAATAGGCACAGAAAAACTCTCGCAAACCTTCAAATACTCACTAGCTACCTGAGAACAACCTATCACAATATCGTCCCCCAAAACCCGATATTGAGAAAAAAGAGTAACCTCAGAGGAAACTCTATAGGATGCATATTGAACAAGCATATGATGGACAAGGGCTAGAGAAGCCCAGGAGGACAGAGCCCCCATGGGCTGCCCCCGGGTATATCTAATATGTTTTTTCCCTTCATAGGAATAGAACTCGTGGGCTTGGGGGTTACCCTTTACGGGTAACCCAAAGTCGCGATCCGTTAAGAGTGATGACCAACTATTCGCAACTTCCTTTCCGAATATCACTGAAATCATACGAATGTATAATTCCAGAGGTATCAGATCGGTAGCGGATTTTAGATCATAAGAAAAATACTCTTTGCAAGTTCCGGAAAAGGACCTAACTGCCTCATTCTGATCGAATGTGGCATCGGCCTCCCCGAAAACCTTAAGAAAAGAGAATAACTTCTCATGCATCGGTAGCAAAGCATACTGAGTAAAATAGTCGACCATCGCAAAAACACGGATTTTGCCAGCAGGCTCGTATTTGAGGTGAAGCCGACCTAAAAATAGTTCGGACTTCGCCCTCCAACGAGTTCTTATCCAGTCCGACCAGGGACGATTTAATTTATATATCAAATTATACATATTTCTACCACGGTCATCTCCTACCAGCGTTAACCACTCGATTAGATGGTTAACGGGTTGGAGACCCCATAATCGGACGGCGGAGCCGGCCGAGAATATGGATTGACCGGGGCAGACTCCAGAAGCATTGGTAAGAACCGGAAACCGCTTAGGACACAGGTCCATAACGTCTCCGACAATACCGTACTTCCGACAAAAGTCTCTCATAAAATTCTCAAATGACGTTATGTCATCTTGCGCGATCTCTGGTCGGGGGGACGAGATTGATGAAAAATCTGGTTCTAAATAAGGACCTAATATCGCTCTATAAATATTTAAAATAGAGAGCCAAAAGCGGATCTGAGGTATAGATCTATTCAAGAAAGCTTGTCTGGCGACAAGGGGGAGCCACATCGGTAGGCCCCCCTTTGACAACCTAATGATCCCTGAGCGAAGCTCAGAGGTATCACTGGTATCACCTGCAAGATATTTCTCCAAGATTAACTTTGTTATCTTGAGACGAATGATATATCTCTCAAGTCCTTGGCTCTTCGTGAAATTACGAGAATTTATTGAAAAGGAAGTAACTGCTTTTAACAGATAGGGACTGAGACGGACACCTGAGTACGCCGATAGCAAAATTGCATATCGATGTACTATCCTATCCAGTTTGCCTGGATGGATAACGACCATAGTATCTTTTAGATCAATGAGTTGGGATAAGGTGCTCCTCCAGTATCGAGCATGAAGAAAATCTGCTCGAATAAGGGGGGAAATTTTGTTAAGAGTAGGAGATTTCTTTATATCGTAATCACGAGGTGGTTCATCACCGGGTCGAGCTATGACGCGTATAGTAGTCTCCATAGTTA